TCTATCTGGTCGGGAACGAATACGATATGTGCGCCCCGGAGTTCGAGTACCTCCTCGAAGCCCTCTGCTCCGAGCGCGGCCTGAATCAGACGCCGACCTCGCTGCAAAATCGCCCGAAAGATGGACGCCTCTGGCTGGAACTCGAAAATGGAGCGCGGTTCGAGGCCCGCAGCTGGGAACGGGCGGAATCCCTGAAGGGGAAAGAGGTGGACGCCTATATCTACTGCGAGGCGTATCAACTCCCCGGCATCGAATGCTATACCTCCGTCTCCCAGAACCTCCGGGTGCGAAAAGGCTATGCCGTCTTCCCCACCACCCCCGACCGTCCGTGGGTGGGCGTGTTTCACGAGCACGGCCATGACCATGCCGACTTCCCGGACTGGGTCTGTAAATGCGCCATCCCCGCCACGGTCAATCCCTACAGCTTCGACCAGACGGCCATGGACCGGGACCGGACCCTGCTCACGCGGGAGAAGTTCTCCATCGCCTATTTCGGGAAGCTGGGGGATTTCGTCGGACGCGTCTATAACTATCAGCGCGGCGACCGGCAAATCACGGTCGAGACCCATCCCGCCCTCTGTGCGGCCGACCCGGTGACCCGTGAGTCGCTCCGACCGGACCCGGAATGGACCGTCGTCCTGGGGGCGGATACCGGCACGTATTGCGCGGCCGTGGTGATGGCCGTCTCCCCCGCCGGGCAGGCCTTCGTGCTCGATGAGGTGACGAATTACCGGTATGTCGCCCATACCCCGGAACTCGACCCGAGCGGCTCGATTCTGCGCTGGGTGCGGGAGGTGCAGGCGATGGCCCGCCGCTGGAAGACCCGTCCCGTGGCCTGGGTGGACGCGAACTCGCAATTCAAGGCCGAATGCGCCCATCACGGACTCCATCTCATGGCGAACCACCGGGGCCGCGAAGTCCGCACCGAAGCCGCCCGTCAATACTTCCAGCATGAGCAAATCTGGATGGCCCCGTGGCTGCAAATCCTGCCCTATGAACTCGAACACGCCCAGTGGCCCGAGAAAACCAGCAGTGCCGGGAAATACGAGCGCCTGAAAGACTCGGACCATGCGCTGGACTGCATCGAACACATCCTCTCGCGGCATCCCCGTGGCCGGGTGGCCGAACCGCCGCCCAGTCTCCCGGCCCTCTACCAGATCCAACCCCTGGGCGAGCCGCTGCGGCGGGCCAAGCGGTCCCCGCCCGACAGCCATCTAGGAGCCGAGTAATGTCCGATGATCGTCTTGCCGCGCTGGAGGCGAAGCTCGCCTTCGTCTTCCAGATTATTGCCCTGACCCAGACTCGCCCCGATGGCACCCGCATCACCAAACCGTTGGGGGCGGTGTTCGAGGAGGCCCACACCCATGCTGATACAGCTACGCCACCGCCTGCGGCAGTGGCTCTGCCCCACATCGACCCCCCCGTCGCGTGAGGCGGCTGTCCTGGCCCGACTTGAATTCCGGGTCAAAACCGTAGAAGATGAGATCCGTGATCTCCGCGACACCCCCGCCCCGTCGCCACACGGGGTGGACATGGATGCCCATCTAGGAGCCAATTAATGCCCGTCGTTGATGGTCAAAAATTCCCCTATACAGCTGACGGGAAGGCCGATGCGGCCAAAGCCCGACGACGGAAAACCTCCTCCGACCCGACCCATCGACCCGAGTTGGAAGGCCCCTCGAAGGCGAGACGCTGCCCGCCCGCTCCGCCCCGTCCTCCGACCCAGGGGGCACCCCTCGCGCCCGGTCGGATGCCGTTGCCGCGAGCACCGGGCGGCCTGCCTCCGGGGATGCGCCCGCCAGGACCGCCAGGGATGCCACCGCCAGGGATGCGCCCGCCGGGACCCCCCGGCATGGCGGGTCCTCCCCGTCCGCCGATCCCGGGCATGGGGTCCCCTGTTCCGTCAGGACCGATGGCGGCTCCGCAGGCCGCTCCGTCCCCCGCGATTCAGCAGCTCCTGAATCAGCTGCGACGACGGCAACCCCCGCAATAGCGCGAGGCCGCGACGATGCCCTCGAAGGCAGAAGCCCTCGTCACCTACACCACCGACTACAATCGTCTTCGCGCTCAGAAGTCCCGTGAGGTCGGGTCCGTCGAACTCCGAATGTTGACGAACCTCGCCTTCGTGTCCGGGGAACACTGGGTCGGGTCGGAACAGCGCAAACTCTTCACCCGCCGCCGCGATCCCAATAAACTGCACCTCGTGTTCAACCTGCTCGGCCAACTCCTCTATAAGATGTTAGGCCGACTCAGCAGCATTGCGCCGGTCTTCAAGGCCCGTGCGGATAAACAGGACCCGCAGTCGCTGGCCAAGACGGAGGTGGTGAACAAACTCATCAAGGCACTCGATGAGAAGCTCGACCAGCCCTCCCGCAGTTGGGAACTCCTCTGGTGGATGGCGATTGGCGGCGTGGCGTTTGAATACGTCCCGTGGGTCAAGGACGCCACCATGGAACCGCTGCCCCGGTTCGATGACGAGACCAATGAATTGCAGTGGACCGATGTCGTCTCCAGCGAGACGATTCCCGAGTCCATGCGGCAGGAACGCCTGCTCCAAGGGGCTCCGCAAGACCAGTTTGTCGTAGTGGAAGACATGGTCCTCGCCGGGGATGTCGGCAGCGAGGTCCTGAGCCCCTTACAGGTCTTCATTGATGCCTCCGTGCGGTCCATCAAAGACCTCTCGCCCGATCAGGCCGTCTATCTCGCCAAGATTCGCACCGCTGGATGGATCAAAGCGAATTACGAGGTCAGTGAGACCACGCTGGAGAACCTGAAGGACGCGCAGGAGGTGCGGATTCTCAGCACCGACCTGAATTCGCTGGGCGCTCCGACCGGCGCCGTGCATCTTCAGGACTTAATTCCCCGCGTACAGGGCAGTCGAAAGAAGGACGACCCGGATCTCGCCGTGGTGGTGGAACGTTACCAACCCGTCTCGGACGAGCATCCCCGTGGGCGCTATTCCGTCTTTGTCCCCGGCGAAGAAGTCCTCCTCGATGGCGACAACCCCTACGAGTCGATTCCGCTGGTCGACTTTCACTGGGCTCCCACGACGGTCAGCTTCTGGAACAGTGACTACATCTCGGACCTCATTCCACCCCAGCGCTTTCTAAACAAACGCCTCTCGCAGTTGGGGGAGCAGTCCAATGCGTCCCTCTACGCGAATGAACTCCTCGGACACGGTATCAAGCGGGAAGACATCCCAGCAGACTATCCCGCTCCCATTGAAAACGGCCTGAACGAGCAGGGCGTGAAGATGATCCAGCGTCGGGACCCGCCCCAACTCCCGACCTGGTACATGCCCTCCATCGATCTGACCGTGAAACTCATGCGCGAGATCGCGGGCGGCGTCGATCTCTTTCAGGAGCAGAAATTCCCCGGCCAGTTGCGCGGCCCCATGGCCGTCCCCATGTTGCAGGAGATGATCGACACCCAGTGGGGGAACCTCTACCTGCATATCGGGGCGCAGATGGCGGCGGTCAAGGATATGCGGATCAATCGGGTGAAGCAGTACTACCCGCCCTTCCGCACCCTCCACTACACCGACCGCTCCATGCGGGATGAGGTCTTTACCTTTCAGACCTCGGAGATTCTCCAGTCCGGCACCGATTATTCCGTCACGGTCGAGCGCGGGAGCCTCATCCCCGAGTTCCGCGCCCTGCGGGAAGCCCGTGTGCGCGAGCATCTCCAGTCGCCACTCAGCGTGCTCTACATGGATGAACGCACTGGGAAGATCGACAAGGAAAAGATTGCCGCCGACCTCGAAATGGGCGACCTGGGCCGGGAAAGTCGCGAGATGACCTACCGGAAGCTCGGCATGGCACTGGTTGAGCGCCTCTGGCAGGGCGAACAGATTCCCGAGCATCTCCCCATGCCCTTCTGGAACCTGCGGGTCATCATGGACGAACTGGAGTCCCAGATGGCGACCACCGAGTTCCTCTCGGCCTCCCCGGAACTGCAACAGGGGTTCGTCGTCTTCTGGAACCGCTGCCGGCAACTCCTGATGCAGGCGTCGGAACGACGGTCGCAGGGGATGCAGCAATCGCAGGCATCCGGGGCTATCGCGCAGGCCACCCAGCAAGCCGCCGCCAAAGCCGCTGCGGAAGCCGTCGACATGGCGCTCGATCAGGTAAAAGCCGCCGAGCAGGTCGCGCCCCAAGCCCCGCAACAACTCATGCAGGCGTTCGCCCAGCAGCAACAGGGGCCACGCGGACCACAGTAATGGCGCAACGCCGAAGATTTGACCCAGAAGGCGATAGCTATGATGAACAGACCGGTGACAAGCTGCGCCGGCGCTACCCACTTCCAAAAGCAACCGTGCCGAGCCGATGGCAGAGAACTCACCCATTCAGGCAACGGCCAGATGAAGTGCCCGTGAGCGGCGCGTTTGAGTCATGGGTCTGGCATCCAGAAGTGCAGCGTTATCTTTCTCATGGAGGTAGCGTCACGTCGGATATCGATCTACTGGAGGGTCTAGAGCCTTCGGCCATTCGGGGGGCGCTTGGCGATGATGTCTACGTCATGCTGAAAGGACGGAATCATCCCACGTGGGATCTAGGCGTGAAAGCGGAAGAAACTCTTCCGGTGGATGCGGGTGGACCGAGGAGGGTGGTTCCAGGTCCGGGAGGACGCTACTTCTCGGTACCTAAAGGCCGACCACGGTAATGGCAAAACGACGACGACCATCGTCCGGCGCGACGGGTCCCGTCTCGCGTCGGAAAGTCTCAACCGTGATGCGCGAATATCATGACGGGGACTTGAAGTCCTCGAGCGGGCACGCGGTCACAAGCCCCGCGCAGGCGAAGGCCATTGCATTGAGCGAAGGCCGACGCGTCCTGAAGAAGAAATGACCACGCGCTGCCTAGACATCCGTGTGATGTCTGCTACACTCACAAGAGCTTAGGGCGTTTGCCCTAAGACTGCCTGAGGTTACTCACGGCGAACACGTTCGAGGAACACCGCCCATGCACTCGTCGGCAGACGAACACGCGGACGGCGACTCATCGAGCACTCGAATGAGGTGAAAGA